ACCTATAGCGCCTGCTGATCCTGTAAATCCACCTGTTAGTGGTTGTAAAGCCCATGCCTCGCCGTTCCATTTCCATGTACGTAAACCTAAATTATACGTATCATTGTTAGATGGTCCTGATGGAAAGTTTATTGTTGGCATTTAAATTCTGTTCCTTCTAGTTGTTCTATCACCATATTTATAATATTTATAACGACTTTAAAGAAGCTATTTTCCATAAAAAAACCCCCAGAACCTAGGCTCTGGGGGTTAATTTTGTACCTCTGATTACTATAGATTATTAAGCTTTAACAATCTTTAGCGTGTGAGTTGCAGCTGTCGTTACCGAACCTGCTGGGAACTCTTGCGCTCTGTAATCATCGCCAACTTGTCTAGTTTGGTAATTAGAACCATCAAGTATAGTGTTAGCCATACCTGAACCTCTTGTAGTACCAGAACCATTAAAGTTGTATCTTAATGTATAACCTGCTGACGAATTAGCTGCTGTTTCTCTGATCCACTCACGACACAAAGTGTCAAAAGTAGCACCAGTTTGTTGCAGATGATTCGAACTATCAATGTTAAACATTTCAGTATACGAAGACGTAGCACCATTTACTCTTTGTAAATAGTAACTAGTAATCGTAGTCGGGTTATCTTGTGCGTGGTCACCAATTGAACCTGCAGAATAAGAACCAGTGTTGGCTCTTGTGTCTACAAATACAGGTGTGTTACTACCACTAACTTCAGTAGCACCTGAAACACTAGCAGATGTTGATATAAAATATGTTCCACCTTGTTGTGTTCCTGTACTGCCACTTGCTAGTAAATCAATAGCAGGATGTAAGAACGTATCCTTAATATCTGCTAAAGGCATAGCTTGGATTTCACTACCACTTGTGTAGTATACCGGCCAAGTTATTCCTGTATCAGCAGTCGCCGAAACCGACGCTACTGTTTGATTTACTTTACCATAGTTTGTCGTCACAGTTTGAGGGTCTTGTGTTGTACCTGATCCTGGAAAACTAGAGTTACTATTAGAAATAGCACCTGCTTGTTTTCTTGTATCTGATATGTTCCCTAAAGAACCACCTGAACCTACTACTGATAATACAACTGACGGTGACTGACTATATTGATAAACAACATTGTCAATCACGGCGTCAACCTGAGCTGAAGTCATTTCTTTAAGATCACCACTATCGTAATATAACGGATTTCTTGTTGCCATAATTTATTTTCTCCTTATTGCTCTGCTTACTATGAAGCGTTACCTATGATTGTTTTTAATGTAGTACCACTACTATTTTTGATTAGTAATGTTACAGCTGAACTAAAGTTACTAGAATCAACAGTTGCTACTTGAGCACCTTTTGAACCAGTGAAACCGATTACACCTTGATCACCTTTTGATCCTGTGAAACCAATAACACCTTGTGATCCTGTATCGCCTTTAGAACCTGTAAATCCAACAACACCTTGGTTAGAAAGCTCTACCCATTGTACTGAATTACCGTCATTGTAGTAAAAGTATTGAACACCAGTTGCGCTATCAACCCAGATATCGCCTTCGCCCACACCACTTGATGGTGGAGTTGATGATGTTGTAATATCAAGATTACCTTCAGATCCAGTGTAACCAATGTCACCTTTTGATCCTGTGAAACCTTTAGAACCCGTAAATCCTATATCACCTTTTGATCCTGTGTAACCGATATCACCTTTAGAACCTGTGTAACCGATATCACCTTTTGATCCAGTGAAACCTTTAGAACCCGTAAATCCTATATCACCTTTTGAACCAGTGAAACCAATTATACCTTGGTCACCTTTTGATCCAGTGAAACCTATAATACCTTGATCACCTTTAGAACCCGTAAATCCTTTAGATCCAGTGAAACCAATTGTACCTGAAAGGTCAGATACGAATGAGTATGCTGAACCGTTCCATAGGTATAGTCTAGAGTTTTCGGCGTCTGTTAAAGAGCCGTTTTCAATGATTGCAAATTCACCAGTAGCTATGCCTGATGGACTTGTATCTGCTGATAAAGCAGCGACACTTGAATAAGTTTTAGCTATGTTAAAACCTAGACCTGTATCCCCTTTAGAACCTGTGTACCCGATATCACCTTTAGAACCAGTATAACCGATTGATCCAGTGAAACCTGCTGTAAGAGGTTGTAGTGCCCACCCATTGCCGTTCCATTTCCACTGACGTGTGCCAAGTGTGTATAGATCGTTTAATGAGGGGGACGATGGAAAGTTTATTGCCATTTTGTTTGTCTCCTAATTATTGTTTTTTTAAAATTTTAAAACCTCAATATCTGTCATAGTAAAAAATTATATTCTTGCAAGAAAAGTGTTTCGTTTCTTTTCTACATCTATTTATAATATAAATCTTCTTCAAAATCTGTTAATAATACAATAGTTTTAAATTAAACTATAGTAATTGTTCCTACCATTGAACCATGCGATGAACATTGATAATATAATGTCGCAGGAGCACTCATAGGAACATGAAATATAACTACACCTGTTGATCCCGAGGCGTTATTATCAGTAACGCCTGTATTATATACTGTTCCACCTGTACCTGTAGTAGATTGTATTCTAAATGGGTGTCCACTAGTTGTATTTCTAAAGTAATATGTTTGACCTTTTTTAAGGTAAATAGTAGGATTGTCGCCACTTGTACTAGGGAATCCTGCACCATCAAATCTGTATGCACTTGAACCATTGGCCGTTACAACAAATTGTGAAATTGGAGTTTGTGTTTGTATCCAACCTGAACCATCATAAACTAAAGTATGACCTTTTTGTGGTGTACTAATAGTTACGTCTGTAAGACCAGATAATGTGCTAGCACCAGATGAACCTGTAAATCCTACAACACCTTGGTTACTTAATTCTACCCATTGATTACTGTTACCGTCATTCATGTAGAAGTATTGGATACCTGTTGCGTCATCAATCCAAACGTCACCAATACCTGCTGAACCTGGAGGAGTTGAAGCAACTGCTACATCTAAATTTCCCTCTGAACCTGTATAACCAATTATACCTTGATCACCTTTTGATCCTGAATATCCTAAATCTCCTTTTGAACCTGAATAACCAATTACACCTTGTATACCTTGATCACCTTTTGATCCTGAGTAACCAATTACACCTTGATCACCTTTTGATCCTGAATATCCTAAATCTCCTTTTGAACCTGAATAACCCGATGTACCTTGATCGCCTTTTGATCCTGAATATCCTAAAGTACCTTGATCACCTTTTGATCCTGAATAACCTATTGTACCTTGATCGCCTTTTGATCCTGAGTATCCTAAATCTCCTTTTGATCCTGAATAACCTATAGCGCCTGCTGATCCTGTAAATCCTATAGCGCCTGCTGATCCTGTGTAACCTGCTCCACCACCAACACTGAATAATGTCCAGTTGGCGTCAGCATTTGGCATAGCACCTGTAACATTGCTACGTACTTCACTGCCTTGAAGTTTATAAGTGTAATATTTGTCTGTTGTGTATGTGTAAGAACCGGAAGTATATCCTGTTTTAACATATACTAACATACCCTCCGTTATTCTTGCACCAGGAATATCTGTTAATCTATCTCCACTATCACCAGAAATACTTTGAAGTGTACCTCTAACTTCCGTATCTAAAACGATAGGCGAGTTAGTTCCGGTACTCCATGTTCCTGGCCAGACGTTTCGTGTTAGACCATCGTAATTTGCCATACTATGCTCCTATCTCCACGTAAGTTGTTCCTGGTTGTAAAGTAAATCCATATAAATGATAACTTTCTCCTGTTTGTCCTGACAATGGTGAATCAGGTACTAGTGTAATTGTTCCACCATCTGTTGTACTAACATCACTTAATAATCCTTCACTTGCACCTGTTTTAAATGTACCAGGTTGAGACGCTGAATTTTTAACAGCAAACCAAAATGCTCTAGGATTTGAATCTGAATTATTAACTGATTGTACTGAAAATGTTCTTGTTTGATCTGCTAACTGATTAACTGCCGATTCAAAACCTGTAGATGTTGAATCATCTATTATATCAGCAACTGCTGGAGGTGTTCCTACTCCTGTTGTCCAGATCCAGAAAGACGGGTATGTAAATGAGGCAGATACGTTGCTTGTTGTTGACGACTGATCTGTCGTATATGAGGTGCCTGTTACATCAACAGGTCTTGTAAACGTACACGTATTTGAGACAGTACGTGTATCGCTTGTATTGTCTTTGTGTATAGGTGATGTAAATGTAAATGTCCCACTCACATATCCGCTTCCTGAATTTGTACTCAAAGAACCACCACTTGCTGTTAAAGCATGTGAAGTGTTACTTGAATTTGATATACCACTTGTGTTAGTAGAGTACGATGTACTAGCATAAGATTTTAAAAATGTTTTTCCGCTAACATTATTTTTAGATAAACTCATAGACGCTGATGCCCAATTTACAGAAAAACTTGTATTTGAATCTGTATATTCTGATTCACTTCCGTTGTTTCTATTAAATCTAACTGTACCACCAGCCGAACCTCCAGTACGACTAGTTGATATTGGTCTAATATATGAGTTTGATTGATCGGCAGTAAAAGATTGATTCCAATCTGTACCTCCTGCTGGTGTTTGTGAATAACTACCTGCTGAATAATTACTTAAAGTACCGTTAACACTTCCACTTGATTGAGTGATAGAGTAAACTGAACTTATAAAATCGTTTGTAATGTCACTAGGGTTGTCTACAGATACAGAAAATCCTGTTGCTGGTATATCCCAATTATTATAACTTGCAGGACTACCTGAAGCTGAAAATGAAGGAGTAAATGTTGCTAAAGTTAATCTTAATAAGTCAGATGAAAACTCTGCCGTTCTAACTGTTTTTGTTGAACCACCTTCTAAATATCCTGTAAGTGTTCTATAATCTCCTGAAGTTGTAAATACAAATGGAGAATCTGAACCTGATCCTGCTGAACCAGTGAAACCAACAGTACCAACTGAACCAGTGAAACCTGTTCCTGTATCTCCTTTTGATCCTGAATAACCTACGCCACCATCTGAACCATCTGAACCATCGGCGCCTTTTGATCCTGAATAACCTATTGTACCTTGATCGCCTTTTGAACCTGAAAATCCTACTGTGCCGGCTGAACCATCAGCACCTTTTGATCCTGAATAACCTATTGTACCTTGATCGCCTTTTGAACCTGAATATCCTAAACCACCTGCTGAACCAGTATAACCACCACCTGGCCCTTGAGCACCTGTAGCACCTCTTGATCCAGTGTAACCTGCACCAACTGATCCTGTAAAACCAACTGAACCATCTGAACCATCGGAACCTGCTGTTCCTGAATCTCCTTTTGATCCTGCATAACCCGATGTACCTTGTAAACCTCGTGATCCTGAAAAACCAATTGTACCTTGTGTACCTTGATCACCTTTTGAACCTGAATAACCTATGGCGCCAGCTGAACCTGTGTCGCCTTTTGAACCTGAATAACCTATTGTACCTTGATCACCTTTTGATCCTGAATATCCTGCTCCAGTAGAACCAGTAAAACCTACAGAGCCGTCTGAACCATCAGAGCCTGCTGATCCTGTGTAACCTACTCCTGTTGAACCAGTGAAACCAACTGTACCAGATGAACCTGTGTACCCTAAACCTCCTGAGGATCCTGTAAAACCTACTGCACCAGACGAACCAGTGTAACCACCACCTGGCCCTTGAGCACCAACTGATCCTGTGAAACCTTGTGAACCTGAATAACCACCTGGTGACCCAGCGGCTCCGTCAGCCCCTTTGGAACCTGTAAAACCTGATGGTCCTCCTGATCCTGTGTAACCTATACGTCCTAGGCCGACACGAACACCGGCGTTCTTAATTACTGGCATATTGCGATACTTATCTCCCTCATATTAATGTCCAAGCATTGACATTTTTTTAGTATTCTGTTATAGTATATTTATAAATAAACTGTAGTGAGTTGAACAATTAAAATAAATGATTTCTATTGCATTTTTAGATATAATAGGTCTTCCGTATGACGGAGACACATTAAAGAAACGAGGCCTTGGTGGTAGCGAGTCTGCGACTATCTTAATGGCTAAAGAACTAACAAAGTTAGGTTTCAGCGTAACTATTTTCAATAACTGTAACAAAGATTCAAATCTCGCAAGAGAAGGAACTTTTGATGGTGTACAGTATCTTGATAATACTATGTTAGATTATAAAAATGATTTTAAATTTGATATTGTAATATCATTAAGAACTATAATTCCTTTTATAACACCTAACTTATATAAACAGTTTGAAGGATATAATCCTCAAAGATATTCAGCAATCACAGCTAATGCTAAACATAAAGCAGTTTGGATGCACGACACGTTTGCAAACGGCGATCTTATATTAGAAGACCTTTTAGTACAAGGACATATAGATGAAGTATTTACTTTATCAGATTTTCATTCAACTTACGTAATGAATTGTGACCATGGTAAAAGAAGAAACATGGAAGTATTAAAACATAAATTCTTTCAAACTAGAAATGGAATAGTAACTTATAAAAATGATGTTGACATAAGAAAAAAAGATCCTCACTTATATGTTTTCAACGCAGCTTTCACAAAAGGTATGGCACCTCTAGTTAACGATATATGGCCAAAAATAAAAGCAAAAATACCTGAAGCTAAATTAATATGTATTGGTGGTTTTTATGTTTTTCCAGGACAAGAGTTAGACGCTCAAGGACAAGAATGGACTAAAATGTCCAGTGATCCTAAAAATAAAAATTTAGGTATAGAATTTACAGGTGTTATAAAACAATCTGAAATAGCAGATATATTAGAAAGAGCAAGCTTTAAATTATTTCCAGGTGCTTTTCCTGAAACGTTTGGTATATCATCTTTAGAAGCAATAGCATATAACACTCCTTTGATAACTACACGTTTTGGTGCTTTAGAAGAAACAGCAGTAAACGAAGCTTGTTACTTAATAGATTATGCAATAGAACCTAATAGTTTATTTCCATGGATACCAAAACAAAAACAAGTAGACAAATTTGTCAACACTGTAATAATGGCTCATCATAATAGATATTTACACCAACAAAAACAATATGCTTGTAATCAAATTAAGGGTGTTGTTGGTTGGGACTCTGTAGCCTTACAATGGAAACAACATCTATATAGAAATTTAGGAATTTACTTATCAAAAGAAGAATACAGAAAAGTATGTCATATAAATTCTAGAGTTAGAAAAGTTTTTGGTAGAAGATTTACTAATATAGAAGAAAATTATTTACCAAGAAAAGTAGAACAAAAGATAGTTATAATATCTCCTACTTACAACTCTGAAAGATATATTAACAACTGTATTGAATCAGTTGTCTCACAAGATTATGATAACTATGAAATGATTGTAATTGATGACGCTTCTACAGATAACACTTACAACATTGCCAAACAGTGGGAAAGTGATAAAATAAAAGTGATTCGTAATGAAGAAAACAAAGGCGCTGTTAGAAATCAAATAGAGTCTATAAGAAAATATTGTAAAGAAGATGACATTGTTATGTTTTTAGATGGTGATGATTCTTTTATAAATGATAATGAGATACTTCACTATTACAATAACCTTTATGACGGCACTACAGAATTTACCTATGGGTCTTGTTACTCAATGGTTGATAGAATACCTTTGATAGCACAAAACTATCCAGAGGAAATAAAACAAAAGAAAGAATATAGAAAATACAAATTTAATTGGAACATGCCATACACACATTTGAGAACATTTAAAGCAGGACTTTTAAATGATATTGACGATAGTAATTTCCAAGATGAAAACAAAAACTGGTACAAAGCCGGTGGAGACGGTTCTATATTTTACTCACTTATAGAACAAGCCGATCCAGACAAGGTAAAAGTTGTATCAGATATACTATATAATTATAATGATATAAATCCTTTAAACGATTATAAAATTAACGGAGACGAACAAACAAAAAATGCGAATAGGATAATTAACCAATGAAAAAAATATTAATAGCAATACCAACAAACAAGTATATAGAACCAGAAACATACAAAGCAATATATGATCTTACAGTACCAGAAGGATACAAAGTTGAATTTCAATTCTTTTTTGGTTATCAAGTAGATCAAATCAGAAATCTAATTGCTAAATGGGGAGAACATTATGATTATTTGTTTTCTGTAGACAGTGATATATCTTTTGATAAAGATACGTTAGTTAAAATGTTAGCACATGATGTAGATATTGTATCAGGTCTTTATATTCAAAGAATACCAGGAACACACTCATTAGAAATTTATGAGGCAAGTAATAATGGTGGCTCTAGACGTATTCCTTTTGTAAAAGTTAAAGATACTCCGTTTTTAGAAATAGTTGGTTGTGGTATGGGTTGTGCCCTTATTAAAGGAAAAGTATTTAGAGAAGTTGGTTATCCTCAATACACATATCATTCAGCACTTGATCATAACAATACATTATCCGAAGATGTTGACTTTTGTAGAAAAGCAAGAGCAAAAGGTTTTAAAATATGGGCAGATACTACGATACGTTGTAAACACACAGGCAATAGTACATTTGAAGTAGGACAAATTATGAACAATCGTAATATGTTTGAAGAAGAAAAACCAGTTGTAGCCGATACAAAGACATTCGTAACAGAGGTTGAAGGCAAAGGTATTAAAGATACTAGATTTATTGACAAGACTGCAAAAGATGTTAGTAGAGTTTATCCAGGTATTGATCCTGAAACTGGAAAATATGCACTAGAAGTAAATGAAGGAGAAAAATTTACTGGTGATAGTATAGAGTATGGAAGTTTAGCTACGGCCGTAAAAATGTTAAAAAACCCTATTGGTCAAAGTATGGAAATAGGCGTTAGACTAGGGTTAGGAAGTAAAACTATTATAGACGCATATAGACATTATCATCCTACCACTTCTTGTGTTCATTTAGGTGTTGATCCATATGGCAATATTGACTATGCAGCTTCAGACAGTGTATTAGCCAGAAAATTTAACTACGATAATTTAATGAGAAAAACTACATTAATAAACTTTGCTGAAGATTATCCAGAGTTTCATCTTGTAAACCTAGAAGATTCAGAATTTATGAATAGTTTTGCTAATGGTTATCCTGTCTATGATGAGTATAAAAGAATGATAGACAAATATGAAATGATACACTTTGATGGTCCTCACGATACAGTTAGTGTATTAAAAGAAGCCGCTTTCTTTAATGAAAGAAAAGCAGATCAAACAATGTGGGTTTTTGATGATATATCTGGTTTAAATTGGGATGCTTTAATGCAATTTATGACTAAAAATAAATTTCAATTAGCAGAAAAAGGCGATAACAAAGCAACGTTTGAATGGAATAAATCTTAAAAAGCTCTAACTACAGATGGAGTTACGATAGCAATACCCTCTAATAAACGAGTAACAGTACTATCAGCGTGAGTAGCTACAACGTCAAAGACATGACGGCCTGCTACTAAAGCTTTTGTTTGATCGGCAGTTAAACTTATAGTTACCACACCCTCTGTTGGATTATCAACAGTACAAGAAAATACTACTCTAGGATATGTACTTGAATATCCTTTAGCTATTTTTGCCACCATTGTGTAACCAGTAAGATCAAAATCTGTACCATCAGCGTTAGTGACTTCTAAATCGTATGTAAAATTAGACCCTTGGTCTATCGTTAAGTTTGCTATGCCAGCCATACAGTTATTTATATTCGGAAAGTTGCCATTTTAGATAAAATATTGTATACTATATAGTATATAACAATGGCCTAAAAGCGTAGTGGGAAAGTGACGTGAAATTCGTCCAGATTACTTGATACGGTTATACTCCGAATGCCACCTAGGCCATACAACGAGCAAGGAGACTCAATATGATAAGATTAATTCTTATATTAATCTTGGTATGGGCTAATGTTGCCTATTCCAAAGAAGAAGATTGTAAATGGGATGATGATATTCCTTGTCTTACAATATATCCAAACATAAACAACTCAAACGCATTAGGTGATAAGATAACACCTACACTTACAATTAAAAAATCTGAAATTCAAAAGTATAATCTAATTGATTTACCTAAAGTATTAAACTATGTTCAAGGTTTAGACATAACTCAATCAGGTCCTACAGGTCAACAATCATCGGTGTTTTTAAGAGGCACTAATTCTAATCATACATTAGTATTATTAAATGGAATACCAATCAATGATTACTCTACACCTACAGGCGCCCACGATGTTGGTCAAGACTTTATGTTTAATGTTGTACAAATAGATGTATACAAAGGGTCACAAGGTGCTCATTGGGGAGCAGACGCTGTTGGTGGTGCAATTAATTTTAGAACAACTGTAGATTATGATAAAAAATTAAGTATTGGTGGTAATGGTAATGATAAAACTATTAGTGGTAATTACTATACTAGATTAAATGATTTTGATATATCTGTTTCAGCTGGCGAACATAAATCACAAAACGTTTCTGCTTTATCAGGCGCTGACGAAAAAGATGGAACAAATAATAAAACAATAGGTGTTAATGTAAGTAAATGGTATGATCAAATACATTGGCGAACATCTTGGTTTGCAAGAAACACTTTCTCTGATATAGATGGTCATAGTGTTTCTATACAAGACGGTAAATGGGCAGATAATACTTTCTTTGCCTTACAAACAGGTGTTGATTATTTAAATAATAGTTTAACTTTTCATACACACGAATATGATAGAGACTATGACGACTCTCATTATGAAAGTGAAAACTATACAGTAAGAGGAACACATCAAAAAGAAAAATATGGTTTTGGCTTTGATTACAAACATAATGAATCTTTAGCAAGTCAACATCATAATCTAGGATACTTCTTTAATTTTTCACATAATATATTTTCATATCATCATAGGTTTGATGAAGAACACGAAACATATAAATTAGGTTTCTTTAAAGAGATAGAAGATGGTTTAAGTATAAGTGGTAGTACATCAACAAGTTATAAAGATAAGACAACATGGACTGCTATTGAATATGGAGAATCACAAGAGTTAACATTAACTAAAAATAATTTTGCAACAACTATATTTAAAAATGATATTGGTGATTTAAATACTGACGGTATAGAGTTTAGTTATAATCAAGAAAATTCTAAATTTTTTATTAGTCATTTAAATAGTAAAAAGATTGATGTAGTACAATTAAGAAGACCTAATTGGTCACTTGGATTTATGCATACAAAAAAGTTAGAAGACAACTTTTCTATAACTACTAATTACAAATATAAAGGCAGACATTTAGATGTACACAATTCTAATTGGTCAACTATAACAATGCCTGAAACACATTTGTTAGATTTAAATCTTGGATATAATTATTATGGTATAGACTTTGGTGTTAGTTTGTTAAATCTGTTTGATGAAAATTATGAATCACCTCATGGGTTTAGTCAAGAAGGAAGAAAGTTTACTTTAGGATTTAATAAATCTTTTTAGCTTTGAACGTGTAATTGATTTTTCTTTTTAGGGTGAACAAATCCTATAGACTTTCTGTTTTCATTAAGTTTATCGGATTTGTATCTCTCTATTTTTTCTAAACAGTGATCTTGAAACTGATAGCCTAACTCAACTCCTAATTCATATACTTTTATAAATCTCTGGAATCTTATATCAAAGTTAGAGTGTTTGTTTTTCCATTTAAAACCAAAGTCACTATCAAACAACTCTCTATGTTCAAAATCTAATGGTGTATTTTTAAAGGTCATCATAACGTGGTGAGATATACTAATTAAATGTGAATACTTAGCATAGTCTCTTAACAACTGTAAAGTATCTTCAAACATTTCTTCCGTTTCCGTAGGATATCCTACAATAAGTAAAAACTTCATTGTAATATTTCTTTCTCCTAGGTTTGTAACAAAGTATTTTATATCTTCATTTGTAAATTTCTTTCTCATATGATCTCTAACTTCTTCGTTACCTGCTTCTATACCCATTTCTAATCCATTGCAACCAGAGTTTTGTAAATTATCAAAGTCTTGTTGAGAAAAAGTCTTTTCTGCCCTAACAATAAACTGTGCCTCCCATTTAATCTTTTTAGGTCTATTTGCCAACTCATGGCATAAGTCTCTAAAGTGTTTCATAGAACCATTGATTAATGAATCTGAAAAGTGTATTTTCTTTGTACCTGTTTGTTCAGATACTTGGTGCATTTCGTCAGCTATTTTTTTACCTGACTTCCACCTAAATTTAGGCCATATACTAGCAACATCACAAAACGTACAATTTCTAACACAGCCTCGTGATCCTGATATTACAAACTTACGATAGTTATGTTGTTGTATCACGTCTGAATAATCTGGTGGTG